TGCCTTCCATTGATGCCCAGCTTCGCAGCTCCACAGCAGCTTTTGTTTGCTGTTGGAATAATTTAGCGAAAGACATAAGCCGCCACGCGAGGCTGCAAGTTCTTTGGCATCATCGAGGGTAACGATTTTTCCAGAACATCTTGGACACCATGTACCCATCTTAACTGAGGTGCAAACCGCTTCCCATTCGTGCCCTTCTGAACATTGCCAGCGGGCCTTTTCTCCCATACCGCGGTAACTTTCATTTAGTAATCGGCCGCCGCGTTCTGCTGCCAATTTCTGGAGCTCGACTTCCGTTTCCCTCATTCGAGGGACTGAGTAAACTCCATTAAAATCAATCGTCCTTTCCTCAAAACCCTCCGGCAAAGGCACACCAAGCCTAGTCAATTCATCCGCGATCTTTGATTTAACATCTTCAATCGCCAAAACAGTCGGAATTTCGGGAATGACCAAAACCCTCACCCCGTTCGACGCACACAACCTCAATTTCCGTTTATCGCGCCGCTTTTGAGCCGTAAATGCCCTTGCATCCTCCTCGGCCGTTGACTTCCCGGTCCAAGAAACGGCTCTGAAGTGCTGCAATCCATGGTGTTCGAATGCAATTCCAAGAGGTTCACAATACCCGTCCAACTCCAACGGAACTCCTTTTGAACCTTTAAGCCAAGCGGGACGCACCTTTGGAAAAGCCTGTTGGAAGAGTTGCTCCATACATGCTCTCAGCAATCTTTCTCCCAGTCCTCCACTGCATTCAGGACACCAAGTCCCATTTCGAACCGTGTAAAGAACAGCTTCCCACTGGTGCTTCTCGGAGCATTCCCACCTTAATTTTAATTTATCCCCTTGGAATTCTGTAGAAAGACACTTGCCTCCTCTGCTTGTAGCAATCCACACGGCCTCATCTAAGAGTGAGCTTGATCCTCTCTTTCCCGCGCAATACGGACACCACGTACCACTTCTTGTGCTATTCGCAACAGCCTCCCATTCATGCCCCTTTTCACACTTCCAGCGCAGCTTTGTATGGGCATTCGTGTATTCTTCAGAAAGGCACTCTCCGTTATGCTGTGCGGCCGTAAGGCGCATATCCTCGATGCTTAGCCGTTGAGTATTTCGCTCACGACATACTTCACTTTTACGAGTCCGCGAACACTTGGGACACCAGATCCCGTTAACAATGGATTTTGCTTTTGCATTCCATTGATTCCCGCAGCTGCACTCCCAAGAGAGAACCCCTTCGCGGTTCGTGTAAACATCGGACAAACACCTCCCACCACGACTTTTAGCAAGCTGTTTGAGATTATCAATAGTACCTGCAGCGCTCATACCTTTCGTGTTCGGTATTTTTGAAATAATTCGGCGTTATTAACACGCTAGATTTTCAATTCCTCAGAATTTTCACCTTAAAAATGTCAGCAGGGCACACCTATTTTGCCAGTTTGGTAAAAGGGGGGTGAACGCCTACACGCACTCTTAACACTGGCGAAACAAAAGACCGGTCGAGAGGAACAACACGGAAAGCTGTGACACCGATGGAGCTAACACACAACCAACTCTCCCCACCACACACACACGCCGCTCCTGTGTGTATGCGTCGCTGCCAGCCCCGTCCTCGTTGCGCGTGTTTGCCTGTGTCGCCGCGCACTCCGCTCACCCTGTGACGGCGGTTCACGCTCGCACCCAAAAAAACGTGCATTCGCCCGCCTCACTCGCCCGTTCACGCCGGGAGAGGCACTCACGTCCCGCGCGGGCTCAACGCATCCCGCGTGACCGTCCTCTGTGCATGGGGCGCGAATGTGCGCGGCACGCGTCAAACGGTCACGTCCTGTGCCGTACATTTCGGCGGGGGCGTCGGTTGGCTCGCGGCGGGCTCGCAGCCTGCAGCTCACAACCCGTATCCGTGCAACCTTGCGCCGCTGGTCCGCTCGCTCACGGCACGTCCACACCCTGCGGCGGATCTCGCCCTTGTGCGCGCAGCCATCCTCTCGCCGCCGCCACTCACTCCATAACAGCCAGTTCGGGCCTCGGGCCGCGGTTCTCACGCTTCACCAGCAACCGTGCCTCGCCTCCACCCACCAGCAAGTACTGCAACGACTCCGCCACATGCGAGTAGTCGTTCTTATCCGGCATGTCACGGTACTTCGCGGCTCCGCTTACTTGCACCCGCTTGAGCGCATATCCACCCGCCATCGCTTTTCTGAGCACCGCACACTGTGGATGCACAATGAGTCCGGGGGCGCCGTCAATGAGCCTGCTCAGTGCACCAGCCACAGATTCACGCCGCTTGATGAAGTCGTTGGTCGCCGCCGGTTGCGCTGGAATGCCAGCCTTCCGTAGAATCTGAAACGGTGTGACCTCGTCTGTCTGTGCTCTGACATCACCCGCTGGATCGCCTGTGATCTTTGCGAACGTGAACCCCTTGTACTTCTCGTTCATCACGCGTCTCAGCACCTCGCTGAAGCGAACCGCGCCCATATCCTCTGTTACCAGCTCGCTGTGGACGCGCCACTGTCCCATCGGTGAACGCTGTGCGATGGTGGCTGCCGGTGTGAGACCGAAGTCGATGCCCACATACAAAGGCAGCTTCTCTGTGACTTCGAACTCCTGCACATGCACAGAATCCTTGAACTCGGGATACACCGGCTTCCCATCGCGCACGTAACCATACTCGCCATGGACGTAGACCTTCACCCAGTCCTGATCCTTACCCGCCACCTGTCTTTCGTAGTACTGGTCAGGTAAATGCTCACGGTTCTCTGCGTGTTCGCTTAGTCCCCCGGGTTGTCTGAAGAACTTCCAGCCTTCCGGTTTGTCTTCCTCCGCCAGCTTGTACCACCAGTGATCGCTGTCAGGTGGGTTCGTGTCGGCAATAATGCCGCTCCACGCCGTTCCGCCCATCGCCATGCTCGGGTAACGACCAACGCGGCCAGTGAGGCCGTCGATCACAGGCTTCGGCACTTCACGCGCTTCGTTCACCCATGCACCGGTCAACTCCATCGAGAGGAGTTTGCTAATATCTTGGGGGCGATCCAGTGCGACAAACAGCACCTCGAGGTCCATGTCGCCCATCTTGATGTGGTGAAACGGAGGGCCTTCATCCACCCAGCGTCCCAAATCGGGGCTTACCCACTGGTGCCAACTCTTAATGGTCGTAGTACGAAGTTCAGGATAAGTATTACGAATTACCGCCCAGCGACTGCGCCGAATCCCGTCTTTGCCGGGGCGCTGCATCGAGGCGCGCCTAAGTATCTCCATGATACACACGGTTGATTTACCGCTTCCAAACGGACCCATGATGCCTCTGAAGAACGAGTCATCCATCATGAACCCCTTCGCCACAGGCCCCGGGGGTTTGTAGGTAGTCAGGCTCATGTAAGGTCAATGCGGATGTTGAGACCGCCTCCAGCGGTATCACCCTTGAGTGCGACATGTTCACCGTACTCTTTGGGAAGGATACGGCTTGCAGTCCATTTCCGCGTGTCGATCCGCATCTTCTGCCAAGTCACCCAGCCTTGATCGACTCTCCCGTCCTCAAGGAGTGGGGGCGTTTCATCGCACAACGCAATCAACTCCTCGGCGAACCGGTGCGCTTGAACGGCTCGTGCCGCTTCGAACCCTGCCGCGCACCCTTCGTGGTCCTGCTGCACCCAGTAGCGCACTGCCCCTTCACTCGGCATGTCCGGGGCGCTGCAAATGGACCGCAACGACTCTCCCCGGCTGATCCGCTCGCAAATCTGCCCCATCAACGCAGGCGTGTACCGCATCCGTCTCGGCGCACTCTCGACCAGCACGGTTTCTTTTTGGGCGGGGGCAGCATTCCCCTGTGTGACTCGTCCTTTCATCGCGGCCATATCTCCTCTCTCTTTCGCGCCCAACTCAGTTATTGGACGCTTTTACCTCAGGGGTTCGCTTAAAGAATCTAGTCCCGCTTCGCGGCACAAAGGATGGCGCCTCCGGCCTGGACGCTCACAAGTTCGCGCCCAGCCCTTCAGTCGCCAGTGAAGAGATTCGTCGCTTCGCCCTCAGGGGCGCTCGCTCCACGGTGCCCCCGGGCACGCCCGGGTCACCTCGCACGCAAACTCAATTCCAGCCTTCGGGAGCAAACACTGCGCCTCCGCTCCGTCACTCAGGCGGGGGCGCCTTTGGGCGCCACACCCCGCCTTCGCGCCGTCTCTGCGCCGCCTCAACAGAAATTCCAGCCTGCGGGGGAGACAAAGCTCCGCATCCTGCGTCGTCGGGGCGGCCTCCGGCTCGCCACCTTCCTCCTCCTCGGCTGCTTCGCCGCTCGTGCGCTTCGCGTGTACGCACGAACAAATCCAACCGGTCTGTCTGGGGCTCTGCCCCAGCCCCCGCGCCTTGGGCCCCGGCGGGGGACAGGGGTGGTAGCTCAAAGGCATTCTCCACACGCGTCCCCAGCGGCAACACCTCCCCTCACGGGGGCCGCCGTCAAAACTCTGGTCTCGGTCCTAGGGGGGAACCAAAGGCATCCTCCCCAGTCGCCCTCTCCGTAAAGCACGCCCACACACCGGGGCCGAGCCTCGAAAATGCACCCGCAAAGCGGATGTGTAAGCGACTCTAAAACAACGCTTTGCAGCGTTTTTTACCCTCAAAAACATACGCTTTTTTACCCGTTTACTCCGTAGCAATCCGTGAGGGTAGATCGTTCTACTCGAGAGTGTTACGAAACAGAATCAAGGAATTCCAAGGTATGAACTCAGAAATCATCAGCACCGAACAATTAGTCAGTCTTGAACGCATCGCTGCCATCGTCGCCAAGTCCGGCATGGGCGGATTCAAAACCCCGGAGCAGGCTACAGTCGCTATGCTCCTCGCACTCGCAGAGGGCATCCCCCTAGGCAGAGTCATCCACGAGTACCACATCATTAATGGCCGACTGAGTCTGCGCTCAGAGTGCATCCTTGCCAGATTCCAGAAGGCAGGGGGAATCATCAAATACATCGAGCACACGGAAACCTGTGTCAGCCTCACCGCATCGCATCCCAAAGGAGGTGCGCTCACCATCACCTGGACGATCGAGCGCGCACGCAAAGCGGGCCTGACCTCGAACCCAACCTGGACCAAGCACCCGGCCGCCATGCTCACCGCCCGAGCCATAACCGAAGCGATCCGTGCCGTGTACCCCGCCTGCCTCTCAGGCATCATCACCGAGGAGGAGGCCGTCGAAGTGACGGCACCAGCTCCGGCTCCGGTCATCATCGAACCGGTCACCCTCACTGTGATTCCCGAACTCAAACCAACACCGGAACCCCGCGGCTACCACATCACCGACCGCACCTCAGGCAACGGCGCCGAACCTCAAACGGACAACGGCACCACTCCATCCCGCCCCTCGAAAAGCCGTTCAGGAAGCCCTCGCAGAGGTCCTGCAGTTTCTGAAAGACCTGGCGTCACTCCTCTTTCCGGAACCGGCCCCGATGAGCCTGCGCGAGATTCAAAGACTGATCCGGAAACAAACGCAACCGGGCTGGTGGGAGAGCCTGAAAATCAGGCTTCGGTATCACCTGCCCCGCAGGCATCAGAAGCGCTACCAAATCCGCCCCATCAGGACGCGGCCAAAGACGAGTTCACCCCAGAACCCGAATCCAAACGCCCAAGCCCAAACTCAGCCTCCTTGTACCACCCGCTCGACCCAGTCCTCGCCCACCATGACCAGGACAAACTCACCGCCTTCCTGCTCAAGCAGGGCTTCATCGCCGAGGGCCAGAACTACAAATGGTGCGGCCCC